ACCGGATGGCCGCGATTTTTTTGGTGGTCACTATCACTAACTTTTGTCTGCCAATAGAAACGCTCCCTCAAAGCTTATTTAATATGTGGTCCCCTATTTAAAGATTGCTCACTAAGTTGTTTCCCAAACATGTGGGATCCGTTAGTTAATGAGTTTCCCGATACCGTTCATGGTTTCAGGTGTATGTTAGCCGTAAAATACTTGCAGTTAGTAGAATCTACGTATTCACCAGATACGCTTGGGTACGATCTTATCCGAGATTTAATTTCCGTCGTCCGTGCAAAAAACTATGTCGAAGCGTCCCGCCGATATAGTCATTTCCACTCCCGCATCGAAGGTACGTCGCCGTCTCAATTTCGACAGCCCTTACACGAGCCGTGCTGCTGCCCCCACTGTCCTCGTCACCAACAAAAGGAGAACATGGTCCAACAGGCCCATGTACAGGAAGCCCAGAATGTACAGAATGTACAGAAGCCCTGATGTGCCCAAAGGTTGTGAAGGCCCATGTAAGGTCCAATCGTATGAACAGAGGCACGACATATCCCATGTTGGTAAAGTATTATGTGTTAGTGATGTCACTCGTGGCAGTGGGCTTACCCATCGAGTTGGTAAGAGATTCTGTGTGAAGTCCGTCTATGTATTGGGTAAAATATGGATGGATGAAAATATCAAAACCAAGAACCATACGAACACTGTGATGTTTTATCTTGTTCGTGATAGAAGGCCCTATGGTACTGCTATGGAATTTGGTCAGGTGTTTAACATGTATGATAATGAGCCCAGTACTGCTACTATCAAGAATGATCTTCGAGATCGTTATCAGGTTTTAAGAAAATTCACCTCAACGGTCACAGGCGGTCAATATGCTTCTAAGGAACAGGCGTTGGTTAGGAAATTTATGAAGGTTAATAATTATGTAGTTTATAATCATCAAGAGGCTGCTAAGTATGACAATCATACTGAGAATGCCTTGTTATTGTATATGGCTTGTACTCATGCCAGTAATCCAGTGTATGCTACTTTGAAGATCAGAATCTATTTCTATGATTCTCTTCAGAATTAATAAAGATTGAATTTTATTATACTTGAAAGTTGTACATCGATTGTTCTTTCCAATACATTCCATAATACATGAGAAACTGCCCTAATTACATTGTTAATGCTGATTACACCCAAATTATCTAAATACTTCATACATTGATATTTAAAGACTCTTAAGAAACGCCAAGTCTGAGGTTGTAAGCGAGTCCAAATCTGGAAAATCAGAAAACACTGGTGTATTCCCAACGCTTTCCTCAGGTTGTGGTTGAACTGTATCTGGATCGTTATGATGTCGTGGTTGTTGTTGAATGATCTCTCGTGGTGTTTGGTGATCTTGAAATATAGGGGATTTTTGATTGTCCAGGTATACACGCCACTCTCGCATTGAGTTGCAGTGAGTAATTCCCCTGTGCGAAAATCCATGATTTGCACAATCTATGCCGAAGTAGTATGAGCAACCGCAAGGAAGATCAACTCTCCGTCTGCGAACAGGCCTCTTCTTGGCTATTCTGTGTTGGACTTTGATGGGTACCTGAGTACAATGGGCTTGTGAGGGTGATGAATTCTGCATTCTTTAGTGCCCAATCTTTTAATGCTGAATTTTTATTTTCGTCCAAGTACTCTTTATATGATGATGTTGGTCCCGGATTGCAGAGGAAGATAGTGGGAATTCCACCTTTAATTTGAATGGGCTTCCCGTACTTGGTGTTGCTTTGCCAGTCCCTTTGGGCCCCCATGAATTCTTTAAAATGCTTTAGATAGTGGGGGTSGACGTCATCAATGACGTTGTACCAAGCATCATTACTGTAGACCTTTGGACTTAAGTCCAGATGTCCACATAAGTAATTGTGTGGACCCAGTGACCTAGCCCACATCGTCTTCCCTGTCCTACTATCGCCCTCTATTACAATACTTTTAGGTCTCCAAGGCCGCGCAGCGGCATCCCTTACATTCTCAGAGACCCAATCTTCAAGTTCTTCTGGAACTTGATTAAAAGAAGAAGAAAGAAAAGGACAAACAAAAACCTCTAAAGGAGGTGCGAAAATCCTATCTAAATTATTATTTAAATTATGAAATTGTAAAACAAAATCTTTAGGAGCTAATTCCTTAATTACATTAAGAGCCTCCGACTTACTTCCTGCGTTAAGCGCCTTGGCGTAAGCATCATTGGCTGATTGTTGTCCCCCTCGTGCAGATCGTGCGTCGATCTGGAATTCACCCCATTCGAGAGTGTCTCCGTCCTTGTCGATATAGGACTTGACGTCGGAGCTTGATTTAGCTCCCTGAATGTTCGGATGGAAATGTGCTGACCTGGAAGGGGATACAAGGTCGAAGAATCGTGAATTTGTGCATCTGTATTTCCCTTCGAACTGTACGAGCACGTGGAGATGAGGGCTCCCATCTTCGTGAAGTTCTCTGCAGATTCTGATATATTTTTTATTTGTTGGGGTTTGTATATTTTGTATTTGGGAAAGTGCTTCCTCTTTGGTTAGAGAGCACTGTGGATATGTGAGGAAATAATTTTTGGCATTTATTTGGAATTTTCTCGGTGGTGCCATTTGACTTAGTCAATGGGTACCCAATGAGAGGATTTCCTAATGCTCTGGGTATCGGTACATTGGTACCCATCTATACTCGGTTACCTAATGGCATTAATGTAATTTCTAGAGAAATTCAAAATTTTAATTTTAAATCCAAAAGCGGCCATCCGTATAATATT